GTGCTTACCGATACAAAATTAAAAAACCTCAAGCCGCAGGACAAACTGTACAAGGTCTCCGATCGTGACGGGCTGTATGTAGCTGTGCTTACGTCAGGCACGGTCTCGTTTCGCTATGACTACCGTATCAACGGTCGCCGCGAAACACTGGTAATCGGGCAGTATGGGCGTGACGGTATCAGCCTGGCAGAAGCGCGAGAAGAACTGATTGCTGCAAAGAAGCTGCTTAAAGCAGGCCAGTCGCCGGCTGCGGCTAAACGTGACGGTATCAAAAAGATTCGTGGTGCCGAGACGTTTGCGGTACATACCGACAGTTATATGAAACACGTCATCCTGGCTGAAAGTACCCGCGCAATGAAGCAGGCAGTGATCGACCGTGACATACTTCCGGTTCTTGGCAACAAAATGATGGCTGAAATTACCACATCGATGGTTCGTGATTTGTGTGACCGGATTGTCGAACGCGGTGGTCGGGCAACAGCAGTACAGGCAAGGGAGATCATCAGCAGCGTATACCGTCACGCCAATGACCGTGGTCATGGTTTGTTTAATCCTGCGGCTGACATTAAACCTTCGTCTATCGCCATATTTAAACCACGAGAGCGAACACTGACACCAGAAGAAATTGGCCTGTTCTTCCGTACGCTGGATGCCATTGGTGCTATGGGCACTATGAAAATGGCTTTAAAGCTGGTGCTTATCACTATGGTTCGTAAAGGCGAATTCACCAACGCAACGTGGGATGAAATAGATTTTAAAAAATGGACATGGACCATTCCTTCAGACCGCATGAAGGGAAGCCGGGCGCACGTTATTTACCTGCCTAAACAGGCTCAGGATATATTGGTCGGATTGCAGATGTGCGCTGGTGGAAGTGAATATCTGGTTCCTGGTCGTTACAATTTCCGGAAGCCATTATCTAATGCCGCGCTGAACTCTCTGATCGACAGAACGGTGAAAATAATAAATGAAGATGGTGAGCATATTCAGGGCTTCACCGTACACGATATGCGCCGTACAGCCAGTACATTGTTGCATGAGGCTGGTTATCCTTCAGACTGGATTGAAAAGGCTCTGGCACATGAGCAGAAAGGTGTGCGCGCCGTATATAACAAAGCGGAATACGCCAGACAGCGCGCCTACATGTTGCAGCAGTGGGCCGATATGATTGATTCCTGGATTGACGGGGAGCATACGGATCTGATTCCGTTCTCCCCGTCGAAGTTTGAGAAGTGGATGGCGGGGGAATAACGTTTAATTATTCTGCTGATTTTCTTCCATCTCGGCTTCTGCTGCCAGTGATTCAATTTTATCTGTGAATATTGCTGACAGTGTTGCAAATTCAGCATCAGTGACAGCGGGAATTGGAACAAACCTGATCCCGCTGTGTGCAAGCATGTTTGCAGTTTCAAGGCATTTCCTTAAATCTGCTGGTGATGCCCTGTTCATGCTGCACGCTCCCGCCCCTGGTTGTCTGTTGGTGACAGCGGAGCATTGCTGAATGCATTTGTTAATCCGGCAATATCCAACGCGTATCCAGGATGTAGTTGCACTGCCGGGTCTTCACACTGATTACCCCAAACATCGAAACCATGAGACGTCTGGCGGGCGAACAGTTCAATGCGAGAAACATCGCCTAACAATTGCACAAGTTTTTCACGAACGATATCTGGTTTTCTTGAGTGCTCAAGCCGCGGTGCGGTAAATGACTGAACGATCCCTGCATTAATGCGCGTAGGTAGTTTTCCCTTTACTGCAAACAGGCAATCTTCACTATTGGCGCGAGTCATGTGTCCCATACCCATAACCAGTTTATCTGGTTGTCGACTACCACATTTTATCCACGTGAAGCCCTTCATGGTCATCAGACGGAATCCCCAGGCTTCAACAACTTTTAGCGCTTCGAGTGGTTGTGTTGGCACCCACCACATGGCCAACAGACAGTTTTCATCGGCCAAATCCCACACAGGAAGGCGGCAGATATCCAGCACACTCATAACCGGATATTTAAAACCGGCACCGCGATTACCATCTGCGGCTTTATCCCGGTATACCCAGGGTGGATCTGCATAGATTAGCGTGTATTTCTTAGTCATAAACCACCCCGCAACATCCTATACCGCTATAGTCGCCACGGCGAAGGCCGTTACCTTTTGTGATACATTGGTCCCTGCGAACCGCGATCCTTGCACGCTCAACATCACCAGAAGCAACATCCATACACTGAAGCCAAAGGTGGGCAGCAATGCGGAACTGCCCTTTTTTCTCTCTTTCAATCGCGCGTTTTTCGATCTCTATCGCCGCAGGAGTAACGGCAACAACCTTTGAAGGGCTGCGCATTGAAACCTTGTTCATGTGATATTTTTCAAGTCGGCTTAACTTTCTCACTTAATCCAACCCTCTCTGAAAATTAATGCCAGCAGATAAAGCCATGCTGAAACAGAGGCCAGGAATAAGTACCATCCTGACCATTTGCTCCAGTGCCTTAGCAGCACACTCATGCCGCGTTGCTCACAGGACGATATACACGTTGCTGAACAGGAGGTTTTTTACCCTGGAACTCTGCCGGGCTTGCTGCCTGACGTTCATCAAGCCAACGCTCAACTTCATCACGGTTCCATGCGCAGCGTTTGTCAGTGATATACCAGCGTTTAGGAAATTCCCCTGCGCGCTCCATACGGTCGATAGTGCTCCATGACAGTGGCACCACCGCCAGGAGTTCCTTCTTACCTAATGCACCTTTCATAAATACCTCTCTTGGTTGCAGTGCGGCGCGCGTGGCGCCGCGGTGGTGGTTACATAGATGTTTCGTTTAATTCTTCCCGACGAACGCTGTAAACGTCGGTGGCTTTTGCCAGCAGTTCGTCATCATCTGAAAGTTTTTGTGCAATGTATTTGTAAGCCTTATCCAGTTCGGAGACAGTGCTGTAATTCATCGCTGCGCTGGTAAAGGCCATCAGCATTTCTTCTGGATCACGGCTATCCGCTTTACGCGTTTGCTCATCAGGCTTTTTCGCTGGTTTAGCGTTGATCAGACTGTTCATTCCCGCAGCAGTGGTCGTTTGCGGAGTAATGTCTCGCTCAACGCGCGGTGCCGTTTCCTGTAATTCGTCAGGGGTGTAAACACCGAGAAGTACATCAGGAGCGTGCAGGCGAGCCCATCGTTTCGTGCAAAGATAGGCAAGCTGCTGGCGCGGATCCTGTTCCCACAATGGAGAGTTACGCACTCCGGCTTGCGCCATACTGATGGTAAGCTCACGGGGTTCTGCTTCTCCTTTAAGAACTGCTGACACAGTTACCGTCAGATTCGGTGATTTATCTGTTTTGCCGTTAACATTCGACCAGTCACCGCTCCAGCGATAATTCAGGCGTGTCGCTAGCAGGCTGGAAGAGGATACGACCGCGTTTACCAACTGTGCTTCGTAGCCTAACGTTCCGTTTACCACATGCGTTTTCTGCGCCACGGCGAAAGGATTCATTCCCCACTGTGCCGCCTGCATGGTCACCGCCAGACAATCGGCAGGTTTGCCTTCAAGATGTTTCGGTACAGTCGCTTTGCTTTGTGACATCAACTCCGCGAAACGCACCAGTTGATTCATGCCCTCCGGGCTGAAGATTGCCGCAGCAGTACCTACAGTTGCGCCTGGTTGTGATGTGATTGCGATATCATTGCTCATACGTACATATCCTGTTTACGTGCCCAGTCAGGGCGTTTAATAATTTCCACTCCGCCCCACTCATCGTTGATGCGGCATTCGTGATAGGTATTCAGATCCCGGCGGAACAGAGCGTGCCCGGCATCGACATCCGGCGCATCCAGCTCGAACACGCGTACCGGATACCGACCACAATCAATGCTTTCGCTCACGGCAAGAAAGAAAAAACCATGCGGCTGACCAGTAACCTTCATTGCGCCTTCGCGGTACATTGCGTCCTGCACGTGGTAGCGGAATTCCTCGATGTGGCGTGCAAAACGGTCCATATCTGCAACCTTTTTCACGTCGACGATCACGTTGTGCTCGTTCAGCCATTTGTCTGGACGAATTCGGCACAACTCACCCGTATCTTCATCGTTCCAGTACATTGATGCTTCGCAGTAACCAGGTGCTTCCAACATCCAGCGTGCCGCTGGGTGAGCCATTGCGCTATCACGCATCAGCTCCAGTTTTCGCCACTGCTCTGCATCAAGTACCGAAATCCCCATATCCGCTACATCACGAAGAAATGCTTCTTCGTCAGCTTTACCTTGTTTCGTCCGACGATCGAACTTTGGTGAAACAATGAAGCGTTTGTCGAATTCTCCAGGTTCCAGAAGCAGACAGTGCAATGCAGTTCCCATATCTAGTGCAGACTTTTTCTCTTCGTCTTCTGGTGCTGCCTGAACCCATTTGAGAAGCGCCGGATTCTTGGCAACCATGTCCAGTTGCGACTTACTCACGCCGTCACCGGCGTGGTAGTCTTCGTTGCTGATGTCGAAATAAATTCCCGGTTTCATGCCGCGTCCCTCTGTCCATCAAGCTGATCTGCCAGATCCCAGCGGGCGATAATTGCCATTGCCTCTCGCCGATAGGCATCCATCAGTTCTTCGAACTCAGGGCTGTCTTTAGCAGCCTCCAGTACTTCCTGACGAACGCCTTTGCCTGTTACAACGTCGAAAGTTGAGGACAGTTGATGAAGTCGGATGCTCTCAATCAGTTCAACTTGTCGGTCATATAGCTGTTCTGACAGGCGGTAGTCCTTGTCGAATGCCAGCATGATTTTTTGAAGATTTTTCTGCTGATTAACGTTCATTATCAGCCCTCCCATATCTCGTTATCGTTGGCCACATCGCGAGCTTCTTTGCTGACGAAAGCCCACTTAATGCCTTCCTGTAAGGTGCGGAATTTCCAGCTCATGAATCCGCATGCAGTAACGCAGTACCAACCGTTGATGATTTTCCACTGCATAACTTGTTATCTCGGTCTGTTACCGTTGAGGTAATAATTATGCGTATCTGGTTTGATGTCAATAGATATGAGTTGAAAAAATTACCTATTAGGTAATCGAACAGGCAATAAAAAAGCCGCCAGAAGGCGGCTTACTTACTGAAAAATATGATTTTATTGTTTGTTTTTTTCGTTCTGGTTGATGACAAATTCAATGTAACTTTCGATCTTTGCTTTCTCGGTTTCGGGTAACAATGCGTAGCGCGAGCGGTCATAGTTGATGGTCGCAGGGTCGTGCGGGTGAATCAGTAATTCATAGCCGTGACGCCCGAATGCGGATGCAACATTCTCCAGGGTGGAAATGGAAACGCTGACCTCATTGTTTAACAGGCGGCTGATTGTCACCTGGGCGACGCCGGATGCACGGTGAAGTTTTCCCTGTGTTGAAAGGTCGCGGCTTTCGCTCATCCAGCGTTCCAGGTTGTGAGCCGCCAGTTGACCAATGTCGCTTGGTCCGACAGGCTGAAAACCTTCCTGAGAAAGCGAGCGATCGATATCAAGCCAGTTACGGGGTTTATTGGCGGCAGCTTCAATTTTTCGCGCAACCTGGTCGCCGATAACCTTCTTGCCAAGAGCCCAGCGGTTTACCAGATTTGCCTGAGTTCCAAGTTTTTCTGCCATCCGCGTCTGAACACCATTGAATTCACGGTCGATCAAGTCGTTGAGATTTTGCCTGCGGACGTCCTGGATACTTTTCATTTTCTGGAAAATCGCCTCATATATGAATCAGTAGATGATTCAATTTAAAGCAATATTACCCAACAGGTAAATGCACCTCATAGGTAACTATCCTTGATTTTTGTTACCTTATGGGTGAATATTTATTATCTGAAATAAATATCAGGCAATAGCTATGAGCGATAACGGACATTTCGATTTCAAAAAGCACTGGCTTGCACTTACTCCGGATGAGCGTGAAGCCTTCGCACAGGAAGCCGGAACGACGAGTCACTATATCCAGACTCACTTAACAGGCAAGCGCAAAATGCCAGGTAAGGTATTGATGAATGGGCTTTTTAAAGCCTGTAAAACAAGACAATGGCTGCGCTCAAAAGCAGAACTGGCATACTTCTTCTACTCATGATATCCATCCACAACCCTCTGTAGACCGCCATCCGGCGGTCTTTTCATATCTATTCGTACCTCAAAGGTAATAAAAAACCAAATCTGGTTGATCAAATTTTCCAATTGTGCAAAATAGCCAATATCAATAACAAAAAGGGGCGGAAAAATTGAAGATAGTAACCAGAATGGAGGCCGCAAAAGCCGGGTTAAATCGCTATTTCACAGGAAAGCGGTGCCGTCACGGCCATCTCTCTGAAAGGTATGTTCTGAACGGAACATGTGTTGAATGTGCAATGAATAGCGCCAACCGCCATCGTAATGAATTTGCTTGTGCACTAAAGAGTGCAAGAGGGGAAACCTATGGCAAGCAGCTGGATTAAGGTTGAAGTTATCACTCCTGATAAACCTGAAATTTTTCAGATAGCAGAAATTCTGGGTATTGATCCAGATGCTGTTCTTGGAAAGCTGGTTCGTATATGGGCATGGGCTGACCAGCAAACAATAGACGGTAACGCTGGCAGCGTTACAAAAGGAGTACTTGATAGACTCGCTTTTATTACAGGATTTGCTGACGCCCTCATTAGCGTCGGATGGCTTGCTTATCATGACGGCAAACTAATTCTTCCAAACTTTGAGCGACACAATGGAGAATCATCGAAAAAACGTGCACTTACGAATAGAAGAGTGGCAGAGCATCGAAAACGAGTAACGCAAAAAGTAACGCCAACAGCGTTACAAAAGGAGTTACCAGAGGAAGAGGAAGAGGAAGATATATATAAAACCCCACACATAGCACACGCGCGCGAGAGTGATCCGACCAGTGAAGCGAACGGTACGCCGTTGCAGGTGGCAGAACCTGCATTTCTGGATGGCCTGAGTGAACCTATTGGGAAATTTCCGATGACCGATGGCTGGCATCCGTCGCCGGATTTTCGACGGCGTGCTGCGCTGTGGGGAACGGCCCTGCCGGAACCGGAATTTACACCTGCTGAACTTGCTGCATTCCGGGATTACTGGATGGCTGAGGGCAAAGTGTTCACGCAGGTTCAGTGGGAACAAAAATTCGCCAGGCACGTAAATCATATCAGGGGAAAATCAAAAAACGTCGGGAAAAGCGATGAGCTTGACTGGAATAACACTGACTGGATAGAAGGGGTGTGGGATGAAATCAACTCCAGAACTTCTCAATGAGTACGATCGCTTACGTGAGCATGGTGTTGCTGTGCATGAAGAGCGGCGTGACAGCAATGGCAAAAAGGAGCAGGTCGCTAGAATTTTCAATGAACTATTTGTCCAGTTACAGGCTGCATTTCCTGCAAGCGTTTCGACCATAAGGGAGCAGAACAAACTTAATGAATTCCGTAAGCAATGGATGCTTGCGTTTCTGGAGAATGGGATCACTACAATGGAACAGGTTAACGCTGGTATGCGCCACGCCCGCGCCAGTGAGTCTCCGTTCTGGCCGTCGCCAGGGCAATTCATCAAGTGGTGTAAAGACAGCAAGATGGTTCTTGGCGTCACCATTGACGATGTGATGGCGGAGTTTCACCGGTACAGCAAGGAAAAAAGTTTATATCCTGGTGGTCCCGAAAGATTCCCGTGGCGGCATCCGGTTATGTACTGGGTCGTATGTGATACCCGCCGTGCAATGTATCAGCGCCAGCTTAGCGAGATTGAGGTTGAGAAACACGCGCGCAGGCTGCTCGATGATTGGGCGAAAAAGGTGGCTTCCGGACAGCAGATACCCGATCCGGTGATCAGCATACAGGCAAAGCCAGAACCCATGAGTACGCCTCCGGACACAGGGAGAGACGTTTACCACCCGCCAGGGCGAAGTTTCGGGTGCATGCCTAACGCCGCCACCCTGGGGGGAATAACACCGGCGCAGTGGCTGATGGAGGAATACAGGCGGGGAAAGGCGGCAGGATTTATCAAGTAATACCAGCGCGATAGCGCATTTTTTTATGTCTTGATAGTTACCTGTTGGGTAACAAAATATTCTAAACTCTATTGATTTCGTGTCTTATGTGGTTTTTAATTACCTCAGAGGTAAATCATGAGAAAACAGATACAGGCTCTTGGTCGACTCAAAACAGGCCAGATGAACAAAACAGAATCTGCGTATTGCCAGCACCTTGAGATGCGTAAACGTGCAGGAGAAATCGTCTGGTATCGATTTGAGGGTATCAAGCTGCGGTTAGCTGACAACACGTTCTATACGCCCGATTTTGCTGTGATGCTCGCCACCGGCGAGATGGAGCTGCACGAAGTGAAAGGGGGATTCTGGACCGACGACGCCAGGGTGAAAACCAAAGTCGCCGCAGATCAGTATCCGTTCCGAATCATCGGGGTAACGGTTAAACCAAAGAAAGCAGGTGGTGGCTGGAACATCGAAGAGTTCTGAATCGACGATCTTTTTAGTTATCAATGTAATCAATAAGTTATGTGGATAAGCGAGGGTAAAGATGGAAAGTAATATCAAAGGGTTAGTTGCCGACGGGCATGAGATGGCTTCGGAACTGAAAGCAGAATGTGGTGCCGTTGATATGCGCAGTGTGGCAAAGCTGCTCAGCGATTTGGCAACGCAACTGGAAGTGCAACTGGTGCGTGCTAATGCGCTGGCTGTGGAGAATGCGGGGCTGAAGTCTGGCGCTATGGGCGAAATCAAGGTTATCAACCGTGGAGGTCAGGCATATTGCGTAAAAGATGGAGTGCAAGTTAATCCCATGTATGCAAGAGGGTGGAATGACTATCGCGCAAAGTCTCTGCAATCAGACACCCCAGCCACCGACGCATTCCTGGCTGAAGTACGGGCGCAGGGGGTGGATGCTGCTATAGAAGCTGCAAAAAATCTGGTGGCCCAAGAATATGAGTATAAGGATTTCAAAGCGGCGCAGAGTGATTGCTGTATGCACCCTGGTTCAGACCTGGTAGGGAAGGTTGAAATGACTGAGTGGTTAGTTGACTTTGCTGCCCAGCTTCGCAAAGGAGGCAACCAGTGAGCGAAATTAATTACCAGGCATTGCGTGAGATAGCAAAAAAGGCAACACAAGGCGAATGGGTCGCATTTATTTCGCCGGGCAAATACGGCACGTACGCCGTACACACACCAGGTGATAATCATCACGGAGATATTGTCGACTGGCCAGGATTCGACGAACAGAAGAACGCAGAGAACAACGCTCGTTATATCGCAGCTTTCAACCCTGAAGTAGTACAGGCACTACTGGACGAACGGGAAAGAAACCAGCAATACATCAAACGCCGCGACCAGGAGAACGAGGATATTGCGCTTACGGTAGGGAAGCTGCGCGTTGAGCTGGAAGCTGCAGAGAAGCGCATTGCAGAACTGGAAGCCGAACCTGTAAGCCAAACTTACAAGTTGAACGAGCTGTCGGGCAACTATCCGGTAACTCCGGATGGTTGGATAAGCTGTAGTGAGCGAATGCCCGCTCAAGATGATTGGATTTTAATTTATTCAAAGCACGGCGAGTATATGGCAGGACAGGTACAAGGGGAATACGTGGAGTTGAGCGACGGCACTTTATCGTGGTTAGGGAACGCCTTGTACTGGATGCCTCTACCAGAACCGCCGCAGGAGGCGAAGTGATGGACTCCTTCGCGAAATATACGATTATTGACTGGATAGCATTCATTCAGGTTTTGCTCATCTGGTTTTATATGGCTTACAGGAGTGGACAGTGGATTGTCAGTGTAGCCTGTAGCAATGGATGGCGTTGGTGGAACCGAAAGAATAAAAAAGCGCTGGCCTTGGCTTCGTTTTACGAAGCATTCAATCTTAACAGTCTTCAGCCTGGTTCTGTCGTTGTAGTCACCACTCAAAGCGGCATGACGATACAAATTCACAAGCCAAAGGAGGAAGGTCGTGGCTAACCTGCAACTTGCCGTTAAAGGTGAATACTTCGATGCCATGATTCGCGGAGAGAAAACGGAAGAGTATCGCCTGTGTAATGACTACTGGAATAAGCGAATTATGTTCCGCGAGTATGACCGCCTGATTATCACAAAGGGATATCCGAAGCGCGACGATTCCAGCCGCAGAATTGACGTCCCGTATGACGGATATGAAATCAAGACAATCACACATCCGCACTTCGGAGATAAACCGGTAAAGGTTTACGCGATAAAGGTGAATATTGATGGCTAAATCAGCAGCAGAGCGCAAAGCCGCTCAGAGAGCCAGACAAGCTGCATCCGGTGTACGTAAGCTGGAGATTGTGCTTGATGCTCAGGAAATTGAAATGCTTGAGCGTAACTGTGCCGCGCGTCGCCCCGGGCGTGCGCCTTACGAATTTGGTGAGTATATAGCGTTACTGATCCGCCAGGATGATGCACGCGTGCGCGGGCGTATAAAATCGATCAGTAGAAAACGTTGCGGTAAGTGCGGCGAGAGAGTTCCAGTTAATTCATGTCCGTGTAATGGTGACTCACAATGCTGGGTGACTAAAGGCTGGCATGAAACGAAATTAATAGTGTGACATGTCACGAAGGTGTTATGCCAAAAATACGCTACGACCTTGAAGATATGAGAGATAACTCAGCAAATTTTCCGAAAGAGGTTAAATTTCTCATGCATAAGTATGGTTGCGCCAGGAGGGATATAGTTATCGACAGTCAGCACCCTTGCGGCGAGGATGTAATTTTCATTCGCGGTAAATGGGAAGGGTATCTTGACGAGAGTTTTTACGATGAATTTGATGGACTTTGAATACTGCCGCCAACTATGGCGGCTTTATTTTGCATGTTACTATTACCACAACGGTAACTATTACCACGGTGGTTATGATGCCTGCTGAACCTAAAGCCTATAAACGCAAATCAACGCAATTTAAGCCACTAACAGCAATGCAGGAGGCTTATTGCCAGTCATACATCAAAACGCCTGAAAACCAGACTCAGGCTGCGATTAATGCAGGATTCTCCCCAAATACAGCGGCAGTTAAAGCCAGTGTCATGATGCGCGATGAACGCATTCAGAAACGGATTGCCGAGTTGATGGAGGAGCGCAACAAACGAATGCGCGTCAGTGCTGATTACGTTCTCATGCGCCTGGTGGAGATCGACCAGATGGACGTGATTGATATCCTCAACGACGATGGGAGCCTTAAGCCAATCCGCGAGTGGCCGAAAATCTGGCGCACTACGCTTAGCGGCTTTGATCTGTCATCGACCATCATGAACATGAACGAGGATTCGATAGAGACAATCCTCAAAAAAATTAAATGGCCTGACAAGGTGAAGAACCTCGAACTGATTGGTAAGCACGTCGACGTCAACGCATTCAAAGAACGACTGGATGTTAATGTGAATGTGACAATTGCTGATCGCATAGCGGCAGCCAGGAAGCGACTCAAAGAACGTCAGGATGGTAATCAGTGACAGATGCAGCGTTATCTCCTGAAGAGCAGTTAATCGAAGATATTGCAGGGTTCACTCACGATCCGCTTGGCTATGCCCTCTATGCGTTCCCTTGGGGGGAAGAGGGGACTGAACTGGCACATGCTACCGGTCCACGTCAGTGGCAGGCCGATGCGTTCCGAGAGATACGTGATCACCTGCAGAATCCAGAGACGCGTTATCAGCCGCTTATGCTGGCACGTGCTTCTGGTCACGGTATTGGTAAATCCGCATTCATCTCAATGCTCATCAACTGGGGCATGTCCACTTGCGAGGATTGTAAGGTCGTGGTGACCGCCAACACCGACAACCAGCTACGAACGAAGACCTGGCCGGAAATTATCAAGTGGTCGAACCTTGCTATCACGAAAGACTGGTTTACCTGTACCGCTACCGCGATGTACAGCAATGACCCTGGGCACGACAAGCGGTGGCGGGCTGACGCAATACCCTGGTCTGAGCACAACACTGAGGCATTCGCCGGACTACACAACGAGCGCAAACGCATCATCGTGGTGTTTGATGAAGCGTCGAACATTGCGGATCTGGTGTGGGAAGTTGCCGAGGGTGCGCTTACGGACGAAGACACTGAGATTATTTGGGTGGCGTTCGGAAACCCTACACGTAACACCGGGCGTTTTCGCGAATGTTTCCGCAAATATAAACACCGCTGGAAAACTGCGCAGATTGACAGCCGGACGGTGGAAGGCACTAACAAACAGCAGTTGCAGAAATGGGTTGATGACTACGGGGAAGACAGCGACTTCGTTAAAATCCGTGTGCGTGGCATATTCCCTGATGCATCTGAATTGCAGTTTATCCCTACCGGTCTTACTGACGAGGCAATGAAACGGGTGGTAACCGCTGCGCAGGTTGCACATGCTCCGGTGATAATCGGCGTTGACCCGGCATACTCCGGCGTTGATGACGCTGTGATATACCTGCGGCAGGGGCTACACAGTAAGGTGCTGTGGACTGGCAACAAGACTACCGACGATCTGATTATGGCGAAGCGTATCGCTGACTTTGAAGACCAGTATCAGGCTGACGCGGTGTTCATCGACTTCGGTTACGGAACCGGTTTGAAGTCAATCGGTGACGGCTGGGGTCGTACATGGCAACTTGTTCCGTTCGGTGGCGCGTCTACTGACCCGCAGATGCTCAACAAGCGTGGGGAGATGTTCAATTCATGCAAGACATGGCTGAGGCTGGGCGGCATGCTGGATGACCAGGAAACAGCAGACGACCTGTCGGCGGCAGAGTACAAAGTTCGAGTGGACGGTAAAATCGTTATCGAACCGAAGGAAGATATCAAGGAGCGGCTTGGGCGTTCACCGGGTAAAGGCGATGCGCTACTGCTGACGTTTGCGTTCCCTGTGTCTAAGCGTCTGCGAATTCCCGGGCAGCAGAACCAGCAAGGCAAGGCCATCACAGATTACGATCCCTATGCTTAATCCGCTTGAGGGGATAATGTTGTTGATATCCTCTGATGAGGATAAAACAAAGCCAGCTCATAGGCTGGCTGTTTGTGATATGTCACGGTGTTATTGCTCGCTTAACTTCTGCTTCAGCAAGTAACCTTCAAGCATCCAGATTTTGTTTACAGCATTCTGTCGGGCAATCTTCCGACCAATTTCTGCATCAAAGTTTTCCGGGCTTGCACAGGCGCTCTCTCCGGTGACGGTGAAGCCGTTGCGCAGCACCAGGACGCAGAAAGTGAGAAGGTGCAGAGCATCAGGGGTGGCTTCGACATAAGGCTCTGGATTATAAATAAGGTCATCTTCTTTAGCCTGATGATCCCCCTGCGCAGCAGTAAAAAAATGCTCACTGCAAATGAGACCTTCAATTTTCTCAGGAGTTACACGAGGTGCCGTTTTACCTTTCTCAACGATTTCTTTTTCGATTTGCTGGTCGTTCATAATCTCACCTTAAAAAAATGCCCGGCGAACCGGGCGAACTGGAAGCAATGAGTTATGCCTTCCGTGGCTGTACTGGTTTACAGCATGAAGTCATCGCAATGGCGTCCTGCTGTAAAAAGGGCGGTGATAGTCCTTCAAGGGAAACCATCACCGCCAAGCACCTGGAACTTCTGGCATCACGGTCCTTAGGCGTGATTCTGGCGTGGCATGCAGGATTCGAACCTGCGACCAACCGCTTAGAAGGCGGTTGCTCTGTCCAACTGAGCTAATGCCACAACGCTGAGAGCACTTAGCCTGTTAAGGCGCCACACTTTGTCGCGGCTCCATAAATGCTCTCATCGTTGTACCCTCGTCTCTTCCGAGGCGTCACACCGAATCGCCGGGATGGTGAATCCCCGTGCGCGGAATAAAACCGCTCGACTTGCACATTCCGGCTACCTGGTTCGTTTGCCACAGCCAGGGAGGGTGCCCCTTAAACGCATCCAGACCGCTATCGGCGCATGTGCCATACGCCGTACTGCTCAAAATAAAAGCTCACTCCACCTGTTCAATTTAACGACAAGCCAGTCAGGTTAGTAACCGGAATGAACTCTTTGGTTACCTGAAAGGTAATAATTCGCGCGTTAAATGTCAACTGTCTACGATAAATAAATCATATGTGGTTAAATTGGTAATAATTTAATTGCGTACGGAGTCATTGATATGTGCATGGGTAGCTCACCATCAGTGCCTGCAACACCAGAAGTTCAGGCAGCACCACAGGAGCAGGATGCCGCCGTTGTTGATGCCCGCGACGAAGAAACTCGTCGCCGTCGCGCTGCTGCTGGTCGTAGTTCTACGCTGCTTACCGGTTCTCAGGGCGACACATCAACTGCTAATACCAGCGGTAAAACGCTGCTTGGTCAGTAACCGGAGTCATTGAAATGGCGGAAACAACTAAAGAGCGATTGAACAAACAGTTCGCACAACTTGAAAGCGAGCGTCAGTCGTTCGAGCCGCACTGGCGCGAGTTGAGTGATTACATCAACCCGCGTGGTTCCCGCTTTCTGACTTCTGAGGTCAACCGTAACGATCGACGCAATACACGCATTATTGATTCGACCGGGACTATGGCGGCGCGCACTCTCGCCAGCGGCATGATGTCAGGCATCACAAGCCCCGCGCGTCCGTGGTTTCGCCTGGCTACGCCAGATCCTGAAATGATGGATTATGGCCCTGTTAAGTTGTGGCTTGAGGCGGTGCAGAACCGCATGAACGATATGTTCAATAAGTCGAATCTCTATCAGTCGCTGCCGCAGTTATACGGAAGCCTCGGCACATACAGCACTGGTGCAATGGCAGTGCTGGAGGATGACGAGGACATCATTCGCACAATGCCATTCCCGATAGGCAGTTACTACCTGGCTAACTCACCTCGTGGCAGTGTGGACACCTGTTTTCGCAAGTTCTCTATGACTGTTCGTCAGCTTGTTCAGGAGTTCGGGCTAAATAACGTCAGCGAATCCGTAAAAAGCATGTGGGAAAGCGGCACCTACGAGAAGTGGATTGAAGTGATGCATTCGGTTTACCCGAACATTGACCGCGATACATCGAAGCTGGATAGCAAGAACAAGCCATTCAAATCGGTTTATTACGAGGTTGGTGGCGATAACGACAAGTTGTTGCGTGAGTCCGGATTCGATGAGTTTCCAATTATGGCTCCGCGCTGGGAAGTTAACGGCGAAGATGTTTATGGATCATCATGCCCGGGTATGCTGGCGCTTGGACCTGTTAAGGCATTGCAGCTTCTCCAGAAGCGCAAGTCGCAGTTGATTGATAAAGCCACCAATCCGCCGATGGTTGCTCCGACTTCCCTCAAGAATCAGCGCGCCTCCCTTCTTCCTGGCGACATCACGTATATCGATCAGATTACTGGTCAGGATGGTTTCAGGCCTGCTTATCTGGTTAACCCCAGTACAGCAGATTTGGTGGCAGACATTCAGGACACTCGTCAAATCATTAACAGCGCCTACTTTGTCGATCTGTTCATGATGTTGCAGAACATCAATACCCGCTCGATGCCTGTGGAAGCGGTGATCGAAATGAAAGAAGAAAAACTTCTGATGTTGGGGCCGGTTCTGGAGCGCCTGAACGACGAATGTCTTAATCCTCTCATTGATCGCTCTTTCTCGATGATGGTGCGTAAAAACATGCTGCCGCCACCGCCTGACGCGATGGAAGGCATGCCCCTGAAGGTCGAATACATTTCCGTCATGGCTCAGGCGCAGAAGTCTATCGGCCTGTCCAGTCTGGCGTCCACGGTTAACTTCATTGGTCAACTTGCGCAAGCGAAACCAGAAGCTCTCGACAAACTCAACGTTGATCAGGCGATCGATGCATTCGCTGATATGTCCGGAGTGTCTCCAACCGTCATTGTTCCGCAGGAACAGGTTGAGCAGGCTCGCCAGCAACGGGCACAGCAACAACAGCAGCAACAAATGATGGCGATGGGGATGGCGGCGGCACAGGGTGCCAAGACGCTAAGTGAAGCTAAAACTTCGGATCCGAGTGTTTTGTCAGCTATGGCGAATGCAGTTAGTGGTCAGGGTGGGCAATCACAATGACAGATTACGAAGACGATCAACTGAAAGAAGAAAACGCCCGTAAGCAACGTGACATGGCGCAGCGTGAAATTGATGACATTCGCTTTGTCATGAGCAGTGAACAGGGGCGTCGCGTTGTCTGGTCGGTGCTGGAGAAAGGCCGGGTGTTTTCCGCTATCTCTCCGATGGATGCTATGGCAATGGCATTTAATGAGGGGCAACGCAATCTGGCGCTGGAACTGTTTCAGCGCGTTATGGCGCATTGCCCTGAACAGTATTTGAAGATGGCCAAAGAGGCCAGTGAACAGGAGTGATCATGAATTTATTTGAGCGTTTGCTGTATCGCCGTCTTTGCAATGAGCAACCAGTCGATGGTGGAGCAGCTCCGGCTGCGTCAGAACCGTCAGCGCCTACAGGTGATAACCCTGCTCCAGTTGGTGATCCATCACAACAGGAAGGTGATAAGCCACAACCTGTTGCTGATGTCGATAAACCTGATGATGAAAAAAAATCTGAAAACGATAAGCAGGGTGAAAAAAAAGACGGCGATAAACCAGAGGGTGCGCCGGAGAAGTACGAATTTCAGGCTGCCGAAGGCGTAGAGCTGGATACAGAAGCGTTGAAGGAATTCGAGCCGGTGGCGCGAGAACTTAACCTGACCAACGAGCAAGCGCAAAAGCTGGTTGATGCTTATCCGAAGATTCTGGCAGGTGTTCAGCAGCGCCAGGCAGAAGCCTGGCAGAAAACAACCGAGCAGTGGGCTGCGGATGTAAAAGCTGACAAAGAAATCGGTGGCGACAAGTTGATTTCTAACCTTAGCGCCGCACAGCGTGCGCTTGACCAGTTCGGGACACCTGAACTCAAAGAATATCTGAACACCACCGGGCTGGGTAATCACCCTGATCTGGTCAAAACGTTCGTGAAAATCGGAAAGGCGATGTCTGAAGATGGCATGGTCACCGGTGGTAATGAAGGCCAGCGTAGTGCGGCCGAAGTGCTCTATGGCAAATAAGAGAGGAAATGACAATGGCTGTTAAAGGCTTAACTGCGCTAACGCTGGCTGACTGGGGTAAGCGCGTCGATCCAAACGGGAAAGTCGATAAGATTATCGAGCTTCTCGGTCAAACTAACCCGATCCTTCAGGATATGCCCTTTGTCGAAGGGAACCTTCCTACCGGACACCGAACCACCATTCGTTCTGGTTTACCTTCAGCTACCTGGCGTTTGCTGAACTATGGCGTACAGCCAAGCAAATCAACCACAGTGCAGGTAACCGATTCCGTTGGCATGCTGGAAACCTATGCTGAAGTCGATAAGTCACTGGCTGATCTGAACGGCAATACCGCTGAATTCCGCCTGTCTGAAGACCGCGCATTTATTGAAGCGATGAATCAGCAGATGGCGCAGACGCTGTTTTATGGTGATTCCAGCGTTAACCCTCAGCAGTTTATGGGACTGTCCTCCCGCTATTCCAGCCTGTCTGCGGGTAATGCTCAGAACATCATTGATGCTGGTGGCACGGGTACAGATAACACCTCAATCTGGTTAGTGGTGTGGGGCGAAAACACCGTGCATGGCATCTTCCCGAAAGGGAAGAAGGCTGGCATCCAGATGGAAGATAAAGGCCAGGTGACACTGGAAGATGCTAATGGCGGCAAGTACGAAGGTTATCGCACCCATTACAAATGGGACAACGGACTTGCTCTGCGTGACTGGCGTTATGTTGTTCGCATTGCAAACATCGATGTCAGCAATCTTTCAGAACCATCCTCTGCCGCAAATATTGCCAAGTTGATGGTTAAGGCACTGCATCGCATTCCAAACCGTGGCATGGGCCGCCCGGTGTTCTACATGAACCGCACTGTAGGCCAGGCTCTTGATCTGCAATCTCTGGAGAAAACATCTCTGGCTATCAGCGTAAAAGAGACTGAAGGCGAGTGGTGGACTTCATTCCGTGGTGTACCAATCCGTGAAACTGATGCGCTTCTGGAAACAGAAGCCCGCGTGGTGTAACGCCTGTTATTAACCTGTGGGTCGTAACAGACCCACTAATGGAGAAAGAAGATGATCACCGACAAACTGTTGATGTTCTCCGAAGCTCAGGCGGTTACGAATACCGCGGCTTCTACTGACGTAATCGATCTCGGTCCAATTGACGGAAAACGTCGTGATATCGGCGTGGGTTACCCGCTTGAGTTTTGGGCGCTGGTTAACGCAGCCGCCGCGGCAAGCGGTGATGCAACTGTAAACATCCAGTTGCAGACGAGTGAGAATAACAGCTCATGGACCACTATTTATGATAGTGGCGCACTGGCAAAGACCGCCCTGACAGCAGGTAAACGAGTTGTTTCTGCAAAGGTGCCTGCCGGTGTTCAGCGATATCTGCGTGTTAACTACTCCGTCGCAACTGGCCCACTAACGGCTGGCAAATTCACTGCGGGTATCAGTCTGGATGTTGATGCCAATACGCCGTACCCGATCCGCTCAAAAGTAACTGGTTAAGGTGATATCGATGTCAGGTGAGAAACCAAGATACCGCGTTCTGCGCCTCTCTCATATCCATAACACTCTGTGGCCAGAGGGGGCAGAAATCGAATACGAAGGTGAGCCTGGTAGCGCACTGGAACCTGTTAACGATGCAGCCAGACAGGCAAAAGCAAAAGTTGCAGGAAAGGTGTCTATGGCAGCAACCAGCACCAAAATCATCAACGATGTGTCAGATGATGGTGAACTGGATAAGCTCCGTGAAGAGTACGAATTGCTCTTTAACGAGAAGCCACACCATAACGCCAAAGCCGAAACGCTCCGCGAGAAGATCGCAGATAAGCGTAAAGAACTGGGCGTGTAAGCCTCGCGGATCAGACAAGGGGCTTCGGCCCCTTTATTGCAGGAGTGTATATGGAACTCGTAAACCTCAAAACCGGCACTGACAGCTACCAGGATGAGAGCGGAGAAACCAGAACTCGCGATGAATACCCGTGGGGGCTGTGCATCACGCTGAATAACGACACATTGAATAAGCTGAAGGCGCAACCTAAGGGCGTCGGAACGGAAGTGATGATAACTGCAAAGGCTGTTATTCGAGGCCTGTCTGCCAGAGAAACTGACGATGGCGTTAATCGCAGCGCCGATCTGCAGATCACTGATATGGCGATCGCTCCTGTTTCCGGGGATGTAGAAAAATCAGCGGCTGAAACTCTGTACGGTAACGGAGGTGAGTGATGGCCTCTGTAGTAGAGATCTGTAATCGTGCGCTGTCCAATATTGGCAACAGCCGCAGCATTAACAGCCTGACGGAAGCCAGCAAGGAAGCGGGGGAATGTTCGCTGCACTTTGAGGCCTGCCGTGATGCTGTGCTTTCTGATTTTGACTGGAACTTTGCTACCAAACGCGTGGCGCTTGCAGATACGAGCAATCCACCGCCTGACTGGGAATATGCGTATCAGTACCCGTCCGATTGTCTGCGCATTACTGAAATTATGCTTCCTGGTGTACGCAATCCAACAGCAGCAATGCGCGTTCAGTACGAAGTTGGTGCAGACACCAACGGAACAGGAAAGTTGATCTACACAGACCAGCCGCAGGCATGGCTCAAGTATGTCTCTCGCGTTACAGATGTGAACATGTTTGATGCCATTTTTATGGAGGCGCTGGCCTGGCGTCTTGCGGCAGCTATTAACATGGCGCTTACTGGGAATGCAGACCTCGGTACGTTTGCCCTCAATATGTACAATCGCGTGATTCTTAGTGCTGGCTCGCATAGCCAGAATGAATCACAGGAACCACAGCCACCGGTTGACGAGTTTACCATTGCGAGGTTGTCCTGATGGCTATCAGTTGGATCCAGCCCAGCTTTGCCGGTGGTGAGATTGGACCGTCGTTGTACGGTCGTATCGACATGGCGAAGTACCAGGTGGCATTGCGCAAGTGCGATAACTTTATCGTGCGGCAGTATGGCGGCGTTGAGAATCGACCTGGTACGCGTTTTGTCGGTGCCGCCAAATACCCAAATCGGAAATGCCGCCTGATCCCGTTCCAGTTCTCGACGGTTCAGACTTATGCTCTGGAGTTCGGACACCAGTACATGCGCGTTATCAAAGATGGTGCGTTGGTGCTGAACAGCAGCAATGTTATTTATGAAATTGCCACGCCATATACTGAAGCCGATCTGTTCCGAATTAAATTCACGCAAAGCGCCGACGTGCTTACGCTGGTTCATCCGGCATACCCGCCGAAAGAGTTGCGTCGCTATGCGCATGACAACTGGCAACTGGTTGATGTGGTAACGAAGAACGGGCCATTTGAAGATATCAATATTGACGAGTCAGTGACGGTTTATGCCAGCGCCAGCACCGGGACAATTACGTTAACGGCAAGCGCCTCTATTTTTGGCGCGGAGCAGGTAGGCAAATTGTTCTATCTGGAACAGCCTGCAGTGGATTCAGTGCCGGTATGGGAAACCAGTAAGAGTACGTCGATTGGCGATATTCGCCGTGCAGACAGTAACTACTATCGCGCCGTTACAGCAGGCAAAACAGGTACTTTGCGCCCTTCGCATACAGAAGGCACATCATGGGATGGCTGGGGCGGATCCGGTGATGATGATACTGGCATTGAGTGGGAATATCTGCACAGTGGTTTTGGCATTGCCCGTATCACTGCTGCAAATGGAACTACTGCAACTGCCGAGGTGATTTCCTATATCCCTTCGCAGGTAGTTGGCGAGGATAATGCCAGCTATAAATGGGCTAAATATGCCTGGAACAGTGTTAATGGTTATCCTGGCACTGTTGTTTATTATCAACAACGTCTTTACTTCGCCGCATCGACTGCGTTCCCTCAGACTATCTGGGCCAGCCGTACCGGGGATTATAAGGATTTTGGCAAAAGCAATCCTACGCAGGATGACGACAGAATTATCTACACCTATGCCGGGCGTCAGGTTAATGAGATCCGCCACCTGATTGATGTCGGTTCGCTGGTGGCACTGACTTCCGGAGGTGAGTACGTCATCACCGGCGACCAGAACAAAGTGTTAACCCCATCATCATTTGCATTCAGCTCTCAGGGATCAAATGGCTCGAGCAATGTCCCACCAATTGCCGTGGCGAATATTGCTCTGTTCGTCCAGGAGAAAGGCAGTGTTGTCCGTGATCTGGCCTACTCATTCGATGTTGACGGCTATCAGGGGAACGACCTTACTATCCTTGCCAATCATCTTTTTCAGAAGCACAGCATTGTTGACTGGTGCTTCTCTATTGTCCCTTACTCCAGCGCCTTCTGCATTCGTGATGACGGTAAATTACTGGTGATGACCTATTTGCGTGATCAACAGGTTTTTGCATGGGCACCACAGTCCAGTACCGGAAAATATGAAAGCACATGCAGTATCAGCGAAGGCAATGAAGATGCGGTGTATTTCGTCATTAACCGAACCGTTAACGGGCAAACAGTGAGATACATCGAGCGACTGTCCAGCCGTTTATTTACCAGCGATGAAGATGCTTTCTTTGTTGATTCTGGCCTTAGCTATGATGGAAGAAATACGTCTGACAGAACGATGATCATCACTGGTGGTTCTGGCGAATGGGATTACCGCGCGGAATATACAATCAGTGTTTCTGGTGGTGCGTACTTCACCAGTAGTGATGTCGGCGCGCAACTACAGTTCCCTTATACCGGAACTGATCCTGATACTGGCGATGAGGTGTCAAAAGAATTACGTTGCGACATTATTTCTGTAACCAGCAACACCGCTGTAGTGGTTCGTGCTAACAGGAACGTCCCGCCATCCCTCAGGAATGTGGCCACCACGAACTGGCAGATGGCGCGCCGGACATTTGGAGGCCTGTCTCATCTTGAAGGCCAGACCGTAAACATTCTCTCTGATGCGAACGTGGAACCACAGAAAGTGGTTTCCGGAGGTGCCGTCACGCTGGAATCACCTGGGGCTGTTGTGCACATCGGCCTGCCAATAACTGCTGAATTCGAAACACTGGATATCAACATTAACGGACAGGAAACGCTGCTGGACAAAAAACAGGTGATCCCGTCCGTTACTCTGGTTGTGAATGCCAGTCGCGGCATCTGGGCGACTACGCCCGGCGGTAAATGGTACGAATATCCACAGCGTGAATTCGAGTTCTACGATGATCCTGTTGATGATGCTACCGGAAAAGTAGAAGTGAAACTGGACAGTAACTGGGGCAAAAACGGACGTGTAAGAATCCGTCAGCTTGACCCGTTGCCACTGTCTGTTCTTGCCGTTATTCCTCGCCTTACTGTTGGGGGATTCTGATGATCGATGTTCGAATTATTCCCGCTACCGAAGAGCATCTTCAGATGATTTTGCCGGATGTTCGTCAGGCTGATATTGACGAACTGTATGCGGTATCGCTGATGACTACCGAAGATGCGCTGCGTGTTGGTCTTCGCACTGCGACTATGGCCTGGTCAGGGTTCGCGAACGGAGAACTGGTAACCATGTTTGGTGTATCTCCGGCGTCAATGATCGGTGGCAATGGTACGCCCTGGCTGGTCGGGACCAGCCGTATTGAAAAATATCAGAAGACATTTCTTCGCCACTGCCGCCCTGTATTGCAGCAGATGCTGGCAGTTTATCCGCGCCTGGAAAACTACGTCGACGAGCGAAACCATGTTGCCAAAGCATGGCTGCACTGGCTTGGATTCAGGCTTGAAGAAGCCGCGCCTTATGGTGCTCTTGGTCTTAATTTCCACAGATTTCACATGGAGAGAAAATAATGTGTAACCCAGCCATCGCTTTGGTTGCCGTCACAGTGGCATCCACAGCCGCATCAATGTACAGCCAGAGCAAGCAGGCAAAATACCAGTCAGCCGTAGCTGATCGGAATGCTGAAATTGCTGAAGCTCAGGCACAGGATTCAATCAATCGTGGGAATATTGAAGCGGATCAGCGTCGTCGTGAAATGCGTCAACGCTCAGGCACTGCGGCGGCCACTATGGGGGCTACCGGTGCGGAATTAAGTAGCGGAACAGCTCTTGACGTTTTTGCGGATAATGCTCAGTTCGGCACTCTTGATGCGTTAACGACAGTGAATAACGCTCAGCGTGAGGCATATGGGTATCAGGTTCAGGGAATGAATGCTCAGGCACAGGGGGCTGCTGCTCAGTCGGCTGCTAAATCATCGATGACCAGCACTTTGTTAACGGCACCACTAAAAGCGTACGGTGCATATAAGTTGGGTGGCGGAAGTATCAATCCGATTAGTAAGCAAGGAAACACGCCAATGTTATCTAACTCAGGTTTTATGAATTCTGACTCCCGATTCAAAATAGGAGGTTACTGATGCCTGTTGTTCCTACTACATCCGGACGCCAGGTGCAAAGTCGTGGTGTGCAAACCGGTGGTTTTCAGACCTTCGATGTTCCTCAAGCAGGTCAGGTGCTGGCGAATGTCGCAGATCAGTATGCGGTGGCATATGGTGAAGCCAGGCAGAAAGCGAATGTTGCTATGGCCCAGGAGGCGTTACTGCAATTTAACCAATTTGCAGATGACCAGATTAACAACCCTGAAAATGGGCTGATTTCTAAACAGGGTAAAAACGCTCTTGGTCAGAGTGACGCTGTTATGAAAAATATGCAGGAAAGGGCTCAGGCATTATTAGGCTCAATCCCTGAAAGTGAGGAAAGGAATAAATTATCCTTTCAACTCCAGCAGTCTATGCAGTCTTATTACAATCAGGCACGTCGATATGAAGTTGGGCAGTTTCAGCAATTCCAAGATCAAACGTATTTGTCAGGAAATGCATTGGCTGTCACTCAGTCTGCGGGGCTATATAGCGATAACCAAGCATTTGTCGATTTAGCCAAGCAGCGATTTGAATCTATTGATCAATACGCTGATGCGCATGGGCTTCCTGATGAGTGGCGTGTTCAGCAGAAAACTCAGCTCAAGGAACAAATGGGGCAGCAAGCATGGATAGGAAATATCGCTCAAAAATACAACGAGTTTCTTCAGGTTAATGGAGAGCCAGGGGATCTTGATGGTGTGAGTCGTGCAATATCACATGGTAATTCATTGGATGCTCGTGGTTTACGTAATAATAACCCTGGTAATATTGAAGCGAGCAAATCTAACCCGTGGGAAGGTCAGATCGGTAGCGATGGACGTTTTGCAACGTTTGCTACCCCTGAGCATGGAATCCGCGCGTTGGGTAAAAATATGTTGTCTTACCAGCGTCAAGGCTATGACACCGTTAGCGAGATTGTTAATCGCTATGCTCCGGCTAGTGATGGTAATAATACTGATGCTTATATTAGGGCATTGTGTGGTGAGCTTGGTGTTGGGGAGAATGATCAGCTTGATATCTCTAACCCAAAGACACTAGCTGCTTTATGTGCTGGGATTATTAAACACGAAAATGGCAGTATGCCTTATAGCACCGAACAGCTTGAAACTGGTATCTCGGCAGCCCTTGGTCTAACTAACCTTGATTCACCTAAGCGTTATACGGGCAATGCGGCATTTGATGCTATGAGCCCTCAAATGCAAATACAGGCATTGAGGCAGGCTAATGAGCTGAGAAATCAGTACCGCCAGCAGTATGCGGACCAGCTTAGCACCGTAGTTAAAGATGCATATTCAGCCCTTGATGAAGGATTGAAACCTGAGAAGTTACCTTCTGAGGACGATTTTATCCGGGCCAATGGTCCGCGCATTGGCGCTATGAAGTGGAAGGATATGCAGGCGCAGATACAATATGGAGGTGTCATTGGTGCCGCTAAAGACCTCACTCCAGAAGGACGACAAGACATTCTTGAACGTTTACGTCCACAGGATCCAAATGCTCCTGGATTTGCTGCTAACCAGCAACGCTGGGAGAAAATGCAGGCCAAATTTAAAGAGATGGATAGGGAGTGGGAGATTCAGCAGGGAAGAAACAGGTTCGTGTCTTCAATGCAAAATAACTTCCCGCTGGACCCGAACGACAAAAACAATCAGGCAGCGGTAGACCGTTATTTCGCGCAGGATATCGCGCCTTCGTTTTCCATATCTGATCCGCAGAGCATCAATACACTGGTCACCGTCACAACTAAAAGCGGCATGATACCAACTCAGGTTAAAACAATGCTTAACAGTGGAGCAACATCAAGAGATCCTGCGCTGGTTGTCCCGATGGCAAAATTCTACGGTCAGTTATTCGATAATAATCCGGCGGCAGCGGCAACACTTGATAAAAGTACGATGGCATTTTATGGCAAGGTTTACGATTATTCCCGCGCTGGCGTGCCGGAGGATAAGGCTGTTGATATGGCTTACAGTCAGGTGTTCCAACAGGATGACCGAATGAAACAGATGCTTTCCACTGCCATGCGAGACAAAAAATATGTCGCGGCGAGGGTAACTGCTGCACAAAATAACGCCAGCAGTCTGACTTCCTTTGGTTCGTGGTCTCCGGATATTACCGATCCAGGAAAATCAAATGCGGCCTATCAGCGAGATTACCAGACAATTTACGATGCTAACTTTGTACAGACAGGTGGCGATGCAGAACAGGCTGAGAAAATGACCAATGCCATGATCAGAACCACCTGGGGAGTTTCTACGGTTAATGGCAAAGCAGAGGTTATGAAGTATGCACCTGAGGCATTGTACGGAGTAAATAATGGTGCTGGTAACTGGATACAGGGGCAGTGGGAGCAGGAAAAACGCGAGCTTAAATCAAAATCCTTTGGCGGTCCTCGCAGTGATACGGACTTAATACTTGTTTCTGATGGCCTTACGGCAAGGGATAGGAGTTATGCTGTTATGGTTTTACAGCCTGACGCAAACGGAGCGATAGAACCGAGAAATTATATTGGAGAAAATGGTCTCCCTGTTCGTTTCAAGCCGGATCAGCTGACATCTCCAATGTACAGGCAAACCATTCAGTTCCAGCAACAGCGTGTTGATGAGGCTAGAGTGCGGAGAGAAGGCAATCCGCTGCCGCAGTTCAGCAATAAAGATGGATATACTCCTCCAGATCTGACCAAACCATTCGGTTATGGTTCAGCCAATTACCTTCCGAGCAATATATACGCAGGGGGCAAATAATGCCGATATATGAACAGGATCCTAAAGAGTTGCTTGGCGAGGATATTCAGCAAATAGCAGCACCTGATGACAGTAATTTCTATATGGAAACACCTTCTTTGCTTTCTGCTGTGAACCCATTTACCAGTGATCAACGCGTTCAAAGGTCTAGACAAGCAGCATTTCGTATAGATAACACGCTGGGTAGCTTTATTGCCAGTGCTCCTTTCAGTCAGTTTGACAGGATTGAAGGATATAACCCATTTGATAACGATGCAGCAGATATTAAAGGCTATGAAGATTTTGCAGATTCGTTTATCAACTCCGGTTCGCCTGAAGAAACAATGGCAATTAAACATCGAATCGATCAGCAGAGAGCTGACATGGAATACAATTCAGGCTTGGGATTTGCTGGTACAGTCTCTTCTGTAGCAATGAGATTAGCAGATCCATTCAATGCGATTTCTATGTTTATTCCGTTCGGCGCTGTCGTTCGTGGCGGTCGTATTGCAGAAACAGCCGGACGTTTTGCTTTAGCCAATGCTGCTGGCAGTGTTGCTTCAGAGGCCGCATTGCAGGCCACTCAGGAAGCTCGCTCACCGATGGAGAGCGTATCGAACGTTGTTGTTGATGCTCTCGTTGGTGGGATCCTTGGTGCTGGTGCACAGCTACTTGCTGGACCTAGCGCGCGCGAGGCAGTGGTTAACTCAGTAGGTAATCATTTGCGAGGTATGGATTCTCCTCAAAGCATTGGTGCAGCTCAGGTTTTCAATACCACACTCGATCAGGAACAGCTCGCTGGACTTGGACTTGCTAACAAAACGTTGAGTGTCACTCCTGCTGGCCGCTTGGCGCAATCACCATCTCTTGTCTCCCGTCAGATTAACCAGCAGCTTGCCGAAAATAACTATTTCTTCGCCAAAAATGATGAGGGGTTGGCTACGTTTACGGCAGTCGAGACTAAGATTAAGCAATACGACGCCATGCTTTATAAGCAGATGGAAGCCACTCGTGATGCTTACCAGCAGTACAGCAAATCTGTCAGCGCCCGCGGCGTGAAGAGGATGAGCTTTATTGATTTCAATGAAGCTGTTGGCATGGCTATGCGCCGTGGTGATCAGAGTGATATTCCTGAGGTTTCACAAGCAGCCGCCAGAATCCGCCCCATTTTCGAGACCACAAAAGCCCGTATGCAGGAACTGGGGATCCTTCCTGAGGATATCGATGTCGTGACGGCGAAAAGTTATCTTCCCCGCATTTATAAGTTCGATAAGATACTTTCCGACCGCACTGAATTCAGAGGGCGAATTGCCAACTGGATACAAGGGATTAGTGCCAAAGGTGCTGACAAAGCAGGTCAGCGAATTGAAAGGATAAATTCATTGCTAAAAACTGCAGAGGAATCGGCACCGCGCGCTGATGCTCTCGCTAGTGAAATCGCTGAAGCGGAGAAATGGTCTGGTAAAAAAATTCTACTCATGGAAGAACTGGATAAACGAAATAAGCTTATATCTCAGGAGACTGACACACAGGCGCGTCTTACAAGAATAGAAAAAGAGTTGGCCGAGACTTCATCAGAAAAACTTCAGGCAAGAATGATGAAAGAAAGCTCTGACCTTAAAACACGCCTTGATGATATAGCGCAGGCAAAGAGTGAGCTTCCTGTCTATCAGCGCCATATGGAGTTGCTGGATAATCCACGGAAATATCGTTCTGAGCTTCGCCGACTGCAAAAACGGGCAAATTCAACCACAAGGCTGAATGCAAGCCGCGAGCGAGCACTGAAGCAGATGGAGCCTCTATCCCGAGAGGAAGCAGAGGACGCTGCTGACGAGATCGTGAATAAAATAATAGGCGCACCTTCCGGGCTTGTACCAGCCGATATTATCCCAGAGAGACTCGTTGGTCGGGCTGGTTTCACTAAAAGCCGAACGCTGCTTATTCCTGATGAGCGTATAGAAGATTTTCTTGAATCAGATGTTAACTACATCATGGAAAGTTATCTCCGGCAGGTGGCACCAGAAATTGAGCTGACTGCGCAGTTTGGCCGTAAAGATATGGGGGAGCAAATCCGTCAGGTTAGTGAGGAATATACCCGGCTAATAAAAGAGGCTAAAACACCTAAACGACGTGCAGCTCTTGAGAAGCAACGGGAGGCTGATATTAGGGATATTACGGCTATGCGTGACCGACTGCTTGGTACTTACGGCGCACCTCAAGATCCACGCAGTTTCTTTGTTCGTGCCGGGCGAGTTGCTAGGAATATTAACTTCCTCCGTTTGCTTGGTGGAATGACCGTCTCCGCTGCAACTGATCTGATGCGACCGATGATGCAGCATGGCCTGAGAAAATCTCTCGGACCAATGGTAAGCATGCTTAAAAATATGGACTCAGTGAAAATTGCAACCAGGGATTTGCGAGAAATGGCCGTTGGGCTTGATTATGTCCTGTCTACGCGTACAAAGGCTATAGCGGATCTTACTGACCCCTATAGCCGGAGAAGCGCCGCTGAGCGAGGCCTGAACTGGATGACGCAGAAATTCGGTAACTGGACGCTGATGAATCAGTGGAACAGCGCACTTAAATCATGGTCCGGGATGATAGTGCAGTCGAGGATACTTGACGCGGCTCGCCAGGTTTCTGCTGGTGGCACGCTCGCCAAAAGTGAAATGCGGAAGATGGCACAGGTCGGCATCAATGAAGATGTTCTGCGCCGAATCGGGGAGCAATTCGGGAAGCACGGAGAGGATATGGACGGGCTGTTAACCGGGCATAGTCATCTGTGGGATGACCGTTTCGCTAGAGAGATTTTCCAGTCTGCAGTGCTGAAAGATGTAGACTCAGTGATTGTAACGCCTGGCGTAGGTGATACACCGCTGTTTTTTAGTAAAGAAGGCTGGAAGATGATCACGCAGTTCAAAACGTTTATCTTCGCACAGCATAACAGGGTGTTGGTATCTGGTATCCAGCAGGGCGATGCTTCATTCTATCTTGGTGCGCTTGGCACGATTGCGCTTGGCTCAATGGTCTATATGATGAAACAGAAGTTAAGCGGTCGCGATATCGACTACAGCTGGAATAACCTTGTGAAAGAGGGGATCGACCGGGGCGGAATGCTTGGCTGGCTCTCTGAGCCGCTGAATACCGTTGAGAACATAAGCGGCGGTAGGTTTGGTCTTGGCGCGATGTTTGGTGCGCCTCCGGTATCAAGGTTTCAGAGTCGTAATGCTATTGGTGCTTTACTTGGTCCTACCTTTGATCTTGGCGGTGATGCCGCGACGGTTGCAAATGGTGTACTTAACGGAGAATTTGACAGCCAGCAAACCCACGCTGTCCGTAAAATGCTACCTTTTCAGAATCTGTGGGCGATATCACCATTACTAAATAAAGTTGAAGAGCAGATGAAATAGGATGAAAAAAATAAATTTGTTTTTTGGCATAGTGCTTTCAATAGTCTCTGTAAATCCTACAGCCGCCAGTTCATTGCAATGCAATAAGGATAACTTTGATGCATGCAAAACGTGTGAACAATTATCAAAGGCTATCGACTTAAAAGAACCTAATCGTGGCGATTACTATAGAGGGGCTTTATGGAATGGGCTTTACGCCTCTTATGTAATTAATTGCCCTGTGGTTGCTGAGAAGTTACTGAGCCATGGTGCTATACCATCATATGGCGGATATATGGGGTCTATGGGGGCGGTTCTGACAGGAAAATGGCCTCATAACAATGAATCAATAAATCTTTCATGGGCAGATTTGCTTATAAAACATGGATTTGATGTTAATAGGCATACGGGGAATTATAAATCAGCTACTGAAGTATGGGCTATAGATAAAAAACAGATTGAATATAAGTCAGTTTTTGACAAGTTAATTCAATCCAGCGAAGTAAAACCACTCGATCCTTCAAGAAATTTAGAATGGTGTGCGTCTGAAGGGTATCGCTCAGTTGTCGTTTATTCCCTTAACTCATGTATAGAAAATGCTATAAAACGTTTGGATGATGGTGTTTCTTCAGCGTCTGATATTTCATCAGCAGCCGTAAATTCCTGTACTAGCGATGTAGAAAATTTCAATAAGCATTTGGCATGCAAAGCAGCTGTTAAAGAAAATTCTGATAAAGAGAGAAGCAACGTTTACCAGTTATTAACCAGTGATAGTCAAATGAATAAAAATGTTATTGATATGCTGAAGGAAAGAAATATTGAAACGGTTCTTGAATTTAGAGCTGAAAATCGATCAGCGAAAACTGCACAGTGATCAAACAGGCCGCTTTCGCGGCCTTGTTTTTAACGAATGCCACCGCCACCCGGGCGGGAATCCGCAGACACAAAAAAGCCCGCAGCGCGGGCTTACCAAAACTTGTACCACGGGGATTTATCCTTCAATGGACAATCCTTCCATCGTGTGGCCAACCATTCATATTCTTTAAAATATGTGTTTATGTTTTCTTTTTCTCTAATAGCTTGTATAAGAGGTAGCGCAATCTGATAGTTATTTACAACGGAGCTGTAAAATACTTCCTTAATCATGGTCTCATCATAAGTTTTCCGCTTCACGCTCACAGCCATGCGTTCGTAGAAACCTAGACAGTAAATTATTTCTCTCTTCTCTATCTTTTCTTCATCCGTAAGATCAGCCTGCCCATTGCTTGGATACATATAAGAGCGGAATGATTTGTTCGACTCGTGAATGCGGCGCATAGTAGATAGGCCTTTCTTATAATCTACATCAAACCTGCTTTCACCAAGGAATACTGAAGTGTGTACTTTTCTCGCTGTATTTACATTATAAATAATAGTAGCGATAGCTATGAACAAGCCAAGCGAAACCGCGACTGCACTTACGATTTGAGCCACAGCCATGGCAAATTGCATTTCTTCACTTAACACAAACTGTCTCCAGACATGAAAACGGGGCCTAATGGCCCCGTCATTAAACTATCCGAATGTTAAACGCCTTCGTACTCGTCAAATTTTCTCATGTGGGCTCCTCCTGTATCGGTGCCTAATCGCTATGGATCACCCGTAAGGTAATAGTACTCTATTCACCCCCCGGTCTGCAATCGTACAGAATTATTTAAAGGCACATCCCTGTGCCGCCGCCGTCAGAAGAACCCTGCCTTGTCGTTGATGTACTCCGCGTGCGTCTGGATATCACGCAGGCATTTGCTCACACCGACGATGTAGCAGAACATGGTGGTCAGCTCCGCCGCCGCGCCCGATACGTCGTGCCCGTCTTCCTGTAACTGGTTTAGCAGATTCATAAGCAATGAGTTCTCCGTCAGGCCGAGAACACCAGACGGAGAATGAATCAGGCTGCGGTAGCCGGGCTTCAGCGGGGCACTGTAGGTTTTGTTCTCTATCTTCATTGCCTGCATCACTGCTGATGCTGTGGCGTTGGCTACCTGGTCGGCAACCATCTTTATGCGTTCTTCCTGCGGGAGCGAGTTTTTAATGTAACTTCCGGTGCGGCGGATCTGAGGAAGAACCTCACCTGTAACCCATTCAAGAAATCTGAATGCTCTCGTTCCCTCAGTCATTGCCTCTTTGCAACGCAGAATAAGGATGTAGAGACCTGATTCTGAAACGATGGATAGTTCTTGTATTCCACCAGGGGTCTGTATTGAATACAGCCCCTTTTTGTTCCAGCCTTTTTTATCAAGTTTTCTCGCTTGTGTAACATCAATATTCAAAGCATTGCACACATCTTTGGTGACAAACCAAGGTTCTCCGTCAATCATGAACATACGGATCTGGCAGGATGACTCAAAGGAAAAGATGGAAGGTTTGGTATTCATGGCGATCACCTTTGTAGTTAGGTTAATCACCACCGCTGAGACCAATCAGATGGTGGTGAACTGTGCAGAGTTGGTCTTACCGGCTACAAAGGAACCCGGCGCACCTTTCGGTGCCCCCACACAGCCCACCATAGAATAGGTGCGCTTTACACATAAAAAAACCGCTTATGCGGCATATGTGCCTCTGTAGTAATCCGGGAGACCAATCCCGGCACTGGATTTTGCCAGTGCCCGATTACTATGGCACAAGAGGAGTGCGATGTAAATTTACCGCAAAGGTAATGATAAACGCGAAGAAATATTAAAATCAACCGTATTTGGTTGATTGCGTTTAACGCTTGATCACCTGAAAGCAAGATATTACCTTTAAGGTAATGTTATTGTGAGGAAAGGCAATGGAAGTTTTCTGGGTAGTTGTTGGTGTGGTTGCGGTGATTATTTACGTTATCAACCAGAACAAGACTAAGATCTCTGATCGTACGGTCGTTAATCATAACAAAACGATAAAGACTGAAGATGGGGAGATAACGATTAATCGTACACAGGTGATAGAACACACCTCCACTCAGTTTCAAAAAACGGGAGATAATGCGCCTAATATTTCCGTACCTCCTGCTTATGATAGCGCGGTAATCCAGACATATTATAAACAGCAGGAGTTAGCAAAAGAGAGGCAACTGATTCAGCCAAAGCCGTTTACAGCTGAGCTTCCACCCGGAGTGTCAACGCGTCCGGCATATCATGGAAGATTCCCTGGTGATGACATATCGTCTCAGTCATCTAAAAAAGCACCTCAGGCAGTATCAGAGCCAGCAAGAATACCTTCTGTATCGCCGCCAAAAGAAGAATCAGCTAACAGAGTTTCAAGTGGTAGCAAGCAGTGCTTGCGATGCAGAATAAACCTTCCATATGAAAAATTCAGGAAATCGTCAAAAAATCCAGATGGATTGACTAAGTGGTGTGCAAGGTGTCTCGATGGCCCAAAGAATACACGCCATATGAAGTGGTGCCCAATTTGTAATGTCCGCAGAAAACGAACTAGCTTTTACCCTAATAATCAAAATGCGGACGGCTTAATGGCATGGTGCAAAACGTGCTGGGACGAGCACAAAGCGAAACGATAGGCCGCTAGAGCGGCCTTTTCTTTATGTGGTTTGTTTTCGTAATTGTTCGGCACAATAGTCGAGATGTGTTTGCAGATCCTGCATAGACATCTGTGAGCTGGTGACGTAGTTAATCAGTGCAGTCAGTTCGGCAAGTGGGCCATCGACATTAAATCCATCCTTATCGAGATCCCGGAGTAATTTCATCAAGTGCGATCCCTCCACCAGTGATCTGACGCCTCCCGGCGTGTGAATCCTTTCGGTAAATCCGTCTTCCAGTGGATAGTGATACTGCTGCATCTTATCTTCTCCATGCAATAACTGTATATTTATACAGTATCAAATAATTTGTTTGCTATCCAGCACGTTTTGCAAATTACCCGAAAGGTAATATCTATTCGTATTCACAGTCTTTCTATCCATATGTGGTTTTTCAGGTAATAGAATAACCAGATATGCGGCGCAACGGGTGCTGCGACTATCTGGAGATTTAACATGACGGTCTCAACCGAAGTTGACCACAACGAATACACTGGTAACGGCGTTACGACATCATTTCCGTATACCTTCCGTATTTTCAAAAAATCCGACCTGGTTGTTCAGGTGTCTGACCTTAACGGTAACGTAACAGAACTAGTACTGGATACCGGTTATACGGTAACTGGGGCGGGAACTTATAGTGGCGGTTCTGTGGTTCTTCCGTCGCCGCTTGCTACTGGATGGCGAATTACGATAGATCGTGTGCTTGATGTAGTGCAGGAGACAGACCTTCGCAATCAGGGAAAATTTTTCCCCGAAGTGCATGAAGATGCTTTTGACTACCTGACGATGCTGATCCAGCAATGTTTTGGGTGGTTCAGACGTGCATTGATGAAACCATCTTTGCTTGCAAAATATTACGATGCAAAGCAAAACAAAATTTCTAACCTTGCAGATCCATCACTTGAACAGGACGCTGTAAATAATCGCTCAATGCGTAATTATGTCGATGCTGCAATCGCCGGGGTTGTTGGTGGTTTTGGTTGGTTTATTCAGTATGGTTCTGGGGCTGTGTACCGAACGTTCCAGGATAAAATGCGTGATGCTATTAGCCCCAAAGATTTTGGAGCTGTTGGTGATGGTATAAATGACGATTCCACTGCAATAAGCGCGTGCCTTGAAGCCTCATCTCCAGGTTATAAAATTGACGGATTAGGGCTTACTTTTAAAGTATCAACTCTTCCGGATGTCAGCCGATTTAAAAATGCTCGTTTTTTATTTGAGAGAATACCGGGTCAGCCTCTTTTTTATGCTTCTGAAGATTTTATCCAGGGAGAGTTATTTAAAATTACAGATACACCGTGGTACAACGC